GGATAGGATAGTCGCGGGGGATTATGCCGCTTTTGACAAATCGATGATGCCCAATGTGCTTTTAGCGTCCATGGAAGTGGTGAAGCGTGTCTGTGCAGCAGGCAGGTTTTATGACAGAGATGGGTTGCGAGTTTTGGATGCCATCGGGGTAGATATTGCTTATCCGTACACAGACTTCTTTGGAGATTTAGTCATGCTGTGGGGGTCAAACCCTAGTGGACACCCTTTAACCGCAATCGTCAATGGTATCGTCAACTCCTTATATATGCGTTGCGTGTACATGATGTTGAACCCGGAGCGTGAAGTGCGATCGTTTCAGAGCAATGTGCGCTTGTTCACGTATGGAGATGATAATATCTTTGGGGTGTCAAAACATGCTTCATGGTTCAATCATACGTCGATTGCTGCGTGCTTCAAAACATTTGGTTTGGAGTACACCATGGCTGACAAGGAGGCTGAAAGTGTGCCCTTCATACATATTCTCGACGCTACTTTTTTGAAGCGCCGGTTCAGGTATAGTCCTGAGTTGGACTGTTGGGTGGCACCGCTGGAGTGGAAATCACTTGCGAAGACACTTCTGTGGCATGTACACAAACCTGGCAATTCTCGAGGTTATTTGGCCTTAGAATCTATCCGTAATGTCTTGCGTGAGTTGTTCTTTTATGGACGACCCACTTTTGAATCCTATCGTGAAATTTTTCTGCAACTAGAGAGCAAGCTGCATGAGTACGTCCCAGTAGGGCATGATGAGTGCTCCTTGGATTCATTTTTGCCCACTTGGGAGGAAGAATTCGGAAGGTTTGTCGCAAGCTCACGGAAACTCGAAAAGCGAAGAATGAGGTTCCAATTGCAAAATGGTCGGTCATGCCTCTACTACCATATAAATGGAGAGGCTGCTTTCGGTAATAACTCGCGATCTCAAAATGCCATAGAGAGGTGCGAGAGAGTATCCGAGAGTGTAAGGGGTGTTGCTTATACAGCAAAGTTTGGTGGTTTCTATCACTCCTTTAAGTGCGTTGCACAATTACGTGAGACCATAATGGCTAGTCGCCGCAAAATAGGTGTGTTGCGGTGGATAAAACAAGCACCTTCTGAAGAATCTATGCACTCTGGAGCGAGTGCTACAACAAAAAGCTCACCAATGGAGGTTGTGCCGAACGATGCACACACCCCCACCTCTAACGTTGCGACATCATCTGGAGTGACGGACTTTGTGGAAGATACCCCGAATGTGAAATTGGAATTTGGGCCTTTGGAGGATCCTACATTTAGTCAGGATGCTTTAGACGGTGCCGATTTAGCTGATTTTTTATCGAGGCCTGTGAAAATTACGGAGTACCCGTGGACACAAGGGCTGCTGGCGTCATTCTATTTTGATCCGTGGACGATGTTTTTCTCGGATCCAGCCATAAAGAGGAAGCTTGACAATTTTGCCTTTATTCAGTGTAATTTGCACATCAAGGTGGTCATGAACACTTCCCCGTTTTATTATGGTTGTCTACGCATGTCCTATGATCCTTTACCAGATTACTGGTTGTCGGGTTTTGGCACCGGTGCTGATCAGAGGATGCTTATGTCACAGCGCCCCGGCATTGATTTGTTTCCCTCATGTTGTGAAGGAGGAGAGATGGTTCTTCCTTTCATGTGGCCAGAAGATTGGTTAGACATTACAGATGCTTCTGCTCTCGCGAAAATGGGTAGGCTACGGATGAGAGAATTCGTCGGCTTGGCTCACGCAAATGGATTATCATCTACTTCGATGGACGTCTCCATTTACGCATGGGCCACTAACGTCAAACTTTCGGGTCCGACGTACAAGTTGTCTATTCAGTCCGGCAAACCTCGGCCTATCAGAACTAGTGGGAAAAAGGAGAAGAAAGATGAGTATTCCATTTCAGGTGTTGCTACTGCTGTGGCAAATTTTAGTGGTTCGCTCGTCCCGATGCCCATCATTTCTCCATTTGCTCGCGCTACTCAGATTGGCGCCAATGCTGTCGCTAGCATCGCCTCCATGTTTGGATTTTCGAAAGTTCCGGTTTTGGATGCTCCCGCTCCGATGCGCAACATGCCCTTAGGACATTTTGCTACCTCGGAAGTGGGTGTTCCTTCAATGAAACTATCAATGGATCCAAAGAACGAGCTCACAATCGATCCTCGCACTGTGGGACTTCCCGGTGGAGATGAATTGAGTATTTGTTCGATGGTGTGTCGGGAAGCGTTTATCACGCAGATCGACATTACGTCCGCGACAGCGGCTGGCGAAATTTTGGCTCAGATCCCTATCACTCCTTGTATAAGCAAACGTGATGCAGGCACGGGACAAGACTTTTTGTCAATACCCCCCATGGCCTTAGTGTCGCAGCATTTCAAGTACTGGCGTGGTGACATCAAAGTGAGGATCCGCGCCGTGTGCACGAAGTTTCACACTGCTCGCTTCCGCGTTCATTGGGATCCGGTGTATTCACCATCTGGAACTACGGACATGACTGCGACTTCATTTACCAAGATCGTGGATCTGTCTCCTGAAATGGATGCAGAGTTTATACTGTCGTACAATCAGGCTGCACATTGGCTGTTGACACAGAGTGCCGAAGATGGAGTTTATCCACGGACGTATCAATCAGGGTCTATGTCACCTTTTGGAAGTGTTGATAAAGCATGGAATGGTCTCATGAGCATCAATTTGCTGAATGTGCTCTCATCCCCGGGAGCCGCAGCGCCCGTTTCGTTGCTCATTTATATGTCTGGAACGCCATCTCTGGAATTCGCGTATCCTATGATGCATGCTAACGACAAATGGTCCTATTTCGAGGTTCAATCCGGTAAAGAGTGCGCTATGGGACATGGGAACAACAACCCCGACACTGATGCTTATGCCGTGTATCATGGAGAAGTTATCAAGTCAATGCGCATGTTGTTGCATCGGTCAGTCCGCGCGTCTCCCATATATTTTGGTAGTGACTCCGATATCACGAACATTCTATTTAGTGCTCATTTCCGTCAACCGATCTATCCTCCGTTTATGGGGTGCGATCCGAATGGGTTCCACCGAGTCGAGAATTTAGTATCATCCGGTCACACAGCGTACAATCGGGAGAGTGCTTCCGCATACCAGTTGTTGGTACCATGTTTCATTGGGATGAGGGGTGCTGTTCAATGGCACTTTTCACTCTCTGACTGGGACGACAAGTCGCGGGTGTTTACCGTGGGGCGTTCAAATGGGGAACCTTATTTCACAGATGGATCATCAAAACCCAAATATAGTGAGGTCGATTCTCTAGGGTCAATTGAGGTGTCATTGATGTCGCAGTTTGATTGGGAGGCCACATCCAAGTTGCACAGCGGGTTTGAAGCAACCCATGTGTCAGTGATGCCGACGTTAACATTGTCGGTGCCTTTCTATTCAAGATATAGGTTCGCAGCAACACTCCCCAGTAGCATTACTGGTGTGAACTTGCTAGATTCGGACCAACGTAAATTGGACGGGCACACGACCACAAAAAGGCGCGGGACGAATGAGTATTATCCCGCGAATCAATCGGTCCAACGGTTTTATGAGATGGGGCCCGATTTCACGCTGTTTTTCTTTCACAGCGTGCCTACCATCTACCTCTACGATGGCTCTCGTGATCCGAGACCCTACGTTTGAGGACCGTTGAGGTTAAACTTGCTTTTAGCATTGCACCAAGTCCCTTAGAGGTGCAAATAGTGTTTAGTGACCTGTAGTCCATATGTGATTGCAGTCACGTATGGGCGATATTAGGTCGCCAAACACACACATGGCAAACATGCGCTCCCAGAGTGGGTGGTGAGCGTGCC